CGAAGTGGCTCACACTGGAGTTGTACCGTTTCTCAAAAAGTTTGAAGCAACTGTCCGTTGTTGTACGCAAAATGGCATACGAGGAGGAAGTGCGACAGTCCACTTCCCAATCTGGCACCAAGAAATAAGTGATATTCTTGTTCTTAAGAATAACAAAGGAACAGAAGATAATCGTGTTCGTAAGTTAGATTACTCCATTCAAATTAGCAAGTTGTTCTATGAAAGATTCATTAGAAATGAAGAAATCTCACTCTTCTCTCCACATGCTGTTCCTAATCTGTATGATGCTTTTGGCACTGATAGATTTGACGACCTTTATGTGGATGCAGAACGAAATGAATCTATTCCAAGAAAAACTATTGGGGGTCAAGAACTCTTTCTGGCACTTCTAAAAGAACGTGCAGAAACTGGTCGTATTTACATTATGAATATTGACCACTGCAATTCACACTCTTCCTTCTTGGATAAGGTTGAAATGAGTAATCTTTGTCAAGAAATTACACTTCCAACCAAACCACTTCAACATATTGATGACCCTGAAGGTGAGATTGCACTTTGTATTCTGTCTGCTATTAATGTAGGTAAAGTTAAGGATGATGATGAGTTTGAAGAACTCTGTGAGTTGTCAGTAAGAGGTTTGGAAGAACTGATTGATTATCAGAACTATCCAGTTGAAGCAGCAGAGATTGGAACTAAAGCACGTAGATCTTTAGGTATTGGTTATATTGGACTTGCTCATTACCTTGCTAAACTTGGATTTAAATATGACTCACAAGAAGCATGGGATGCAGTTCATGGATTATCTGAATCCTTCCAATACTTCCTACTGAAAGCATCCAATAAGATTGCTCAAGAAAAAGGTGCTTGTAAGTATTTCTCAAGAACCAAATACTCACAAGGTATTCTTCCTATTGATACTTACAAAAAAGATGTTGATGAAATCTCATCTATTCCTCTTCAGCATGATTGGGAATCCCTTAGGGAATCAATTAAAGAGTTTGGGTTGAGACACTCTACCCTTACTGCTCAAATGCCTTCAGAATCAAGTTCTGTAGTTTCTAATGCAACAAATGGAATTGAACCTCCAAGAGGATACATGTCTATCAAGAAGTCTAAGAAAGGACCTCTTAAACAAATTGTTCCTCAGTACCAACATCTTAAAAATAATTATACGTTGCTTTGGGATATGTCTGGGAATACTGGGTATATTAATATTGTTGCAGTTATGCAGAAATTCTTTGATCAAGCAATTTCTGGAAACTGGTCCTATAATCCAGAGCATTATGAGGATAATGAAGTTCCTGTTTCAGTAATGGCACAAGACCTTCTTACCACATACAAATATGGTTGGAAGACATCTTATTATCAGAATACATATGACAATAAGACAGATGATGTGAAAGAAGAAAAGGTAAATAGTATTGATGATTTGGTTAATGAAATTTTAAATTCAGGAGAGGAAGACTGTGAAAGTTGCAAAATTTAGAGTAAATACGCAAAAACCAAAAATGTTAAAAGGAATTACCGTCTTTAATACAAATGACGTTGACTCCAAAAAGCAACCTATGTTTTTTGGTTCTCCTCTTGGAGTTCAAAGATATGATTCTTATAAGTATCCTATTTTTGATAAATTAACTCAACAGCAGTTGGGATATTTTTGGAGACCAGAAGAAGTTTCTTTACAAAAAGATCGTGCAGATTATCAAACTCTTCGTCCAGAACAAAAACATATTTTTACTTCTAATTTGAAATATCAAATTCTTCTTGATTCTGTTCAAGGTAGAGGTCCTGGTATGGCTTTTATTCCATACTGTTCTCTTCCTGAACTAGAAGCTTGTATGACTGTATGGGAGTTTATGGAGATGATTCACTCCAGGTCCTATACTTACATTATTAAAAATGTATATTCAGACCCTTCTGAAGTTTTTGATTCTATTTTGAATAATGAAAGAATTCTTGAGAGAGCAACATCAGTAACTGGTGCTTATGATGATTTCATCAATAGTGCTCAAAGTTATGGAAACTCTAATCTTTGGATACATGCTATGGAAGGTGCTGGCAGTGCCAGAGAAGAAAGATATGAATTAAAAAGAAAACTTTATCGTGCAATTGCTAATGTCAATATTCTTGAAGGTATCAGATTCTATGTCTCATTCGCTTGCTCGTTTGCGTTTGGTGAACTCAAACTTATGGAAGGATCAGCTAAGATTATCTCTCTTATCTCCAGAGATGAAAACCAGCATCTTGTCATTACTCAAAACATCCTCAACAAGTGGCGTGAAGGAGACGATCCAGAAATGCAACAAATTGCTAAAGAGGAAGAAGAATGGGTAAAAAGTGCTTTTAAAAACTGTGTAAATGAAGAAAAGCGTTGGGCAGAATACCTATTTCAAGATGGTTCTATGATTGGATTGAATGATAAATTGCTTAGTAATTATGTTGAGTGGATTGCTAATCGTAGAATGAAAGCAATTGGTATCAAACCAATCTATGATATTTCTTCAAAAAATAATCCTCTTCCTTGGACTGAGCACTGGATTTCTTCTAAAGGACTTCAAGTTGCCCCACAAGAAACAGAAGTAGAATCTTATGTGGTCGGTGGTATCAAGCAAGATGTAAAGAAAGATACTTTTGCAGGATTCAAACTGTAACCAATTATACCAAATTAGTTTACTATATAAACTATCGTTCATTTGCTATTTGCAAATAGCAAACGGAAGTAGGGAAACTGAAGGAACGCACCAATACCCACAAAGTAAAGGAGCAAACCTATGGCACTTATTCTGATTAAACAAAAAATGCTTAAAGAGATGAGATTAAAACAAGCTCAACTCTATATGGCTATGGTGTGATAGTTAGAGGGTCTTATGACCCTCTTTTTTTATAAATAACTAAAAAGTATTCATAAGATGGACGCACAAGAATTTCGTAGTCTTCAAGAAGCATATTTGGAAGTTATTGAAAATCAACAACTTAATGAGGGATATAAAAATTTTCCTTATGATAAAGTTAAGACAAAAGCAAAAAAACTAGCACCAGGTCGTGATGATTTGGGGAGGGAACCACTTACAGGACCTAAGGCACCCAATACACCTCAAAAAGACCTTAATAGAGCAACCAAATTAAGACTTGCTGCACATTTGCATCATTCTGAAGGTCCAAAACAAAGAGAAAAGATAAATAAAGGTCCAGAAAGTCTGTTATACAAAAAAAGAAGTAAGACAGTTTCTGATAGTTATGATTACTACGACATCATCCTCTCACACTTACTTGATGAAGGTTATGCTGAAACACAAGAACAAGCAGAAGTCATTATGGTGAATATGAGTGAAGAGTGGAAAGAAGAGATTGTGGAAGCAAGAGATGATGATGCAAAAGAGATGAGACGTCTTGCTGCTGCTGAAAGACGTGCAGGCAAGTCTGATAGAATGGATGCAAAAACTGCTGCTAAGTATGCTGGATCTGAAGCAAAATCAGCAGAAAGAGCAGATAAGAAATCAAAAGGTAAACACATTCATGGTTATGCTATTGATGAAGCAAAAGATGATTCATATTTGGAAACAGATATGAAAAAGCGCCAAGCAAATAATGAAAAGGCTATTGCTGACATGAAGAAGACCAAGGCACATGCTGATATGGTCAAAGCAGCAAGAAAACATTTTGATGAAGAAACTGAGATTGATGAAGGAATGACTATGAAGGATTTCAAGCAACAAAGAAGTCGTCAAAAGCAAAAAGAAAAGAGAGCAGCAGAAAAAACTTCTCCTCTTCGTAGAGCAGGTATTCATCATCCTAGTGCCTCACCAGAAAGAGCAGCAAGACATCGTGCTAATGTAGATCCTGATTTTGAAGGTAATGATGAAAGAAATTATCCAGGTGGTAAGTTGAGTCCCAAAAAAGTTCGTAAGGCAAGAGCAGTTGGGGAACTTACAAAAGAGCAACTTGAACTTGAATTAAGAGCACATTTAAGAGAACGTGCACTTGATGCTTCAGAAAAGAAAGAAAAGGAAAGTGTATACAAGGCAATCAAACCTTCAAAGCTTGCAAAGTCATATCCAGAGAAGTCACCTGAACAACTCAAGAGTTTGAGATATGCTATCTCAACTGCACAAGCTAAGAAGAATATGGATACTTCAAGGTCAGATAAGAGGTATGGTGTAGAAAGATAATGCAGTTCAATTTCCAGTTTGGAAAAAAGAAACCTGACAACAAGAATATTATTATTGTAAGTCTTGTTGTCACTGCACTTATTTCTACACTATCTCAGTGCACACATATAAAACAAAATAGTCTGTGGGATCTCTTTGATGAAGTTCAAAGAAAGTTTTTCCCACAGACTATTTTTAATGAGTTAATTTTAAAGGACCCTGAGAAGTTGGATAGAAGGATCAAGAGGGATGTTGATCGTGCCCTTGAGGAGTATGAGGCATGGGAGAGGTCTCTACCCCCCAGGATGACCAACAAGACCATCCTTAAGGAGATAGAGGACCCCAAGTACTCTGACCCCCAGAGACTGACAGTGAGGGATGCTATCTACTATGAGTGTCCTGGAGGAGTGATGGGCATCAGAGGAGCATGGGTTGACAAAGATCCCAACTGTCAGTAGAATCACTCTGTTAGGTTTGAAGGATAAATACTAGCTCATAAGATTACTTTATATGAGCTATGAGAATCCTTGGAAGTATCAAGGAAAGAGTTTTGAATCAGAGGATATTCAAGACAATTTTGGATTTGTTTATTTAATAGAGTGCTTTGAGACCAATAGAAAATATTTGGGAAGAAAGTATTTTTGGTCTTTTAGAACACCTAAAGGAAAGAAACGAAAAGTAAAACAAGAAAGTGATTGGAAAACATATTATGGTTCTTGCCCAGAACTCAAAGAAGATGTAAAAAAGTTTGGTAAGGATAAGTTTACAAGAACTATCTTATCTCTTCATAAGACTGTAGGTAAAACTAACTATGAAGAAACTCGTCAACTATTCTTAAATAATGTCTTAACTGAATCACTTGACACAGGGATTCCTAAGTACTATAATAGCAATATCTTATCGAGGTACTTCAGAAAAGATTATTATGAATCAAACTCAAATGAGGAGAATGTGTCAAAATAAAGTTGATGATATTATCGACAGGATGCATGATTTGTGTAATGAAGGTAGAACAGAGGATGCTGCTGCCTTGTATGCAGAAATCCAAGATTGGGTGGTTCAAAAAACTGACATTGAAGTAATGTCTTTGGATTACATTATGGGTGAGTTTGGGAATTACTAAATAATCATTCATTATGATTTTTGTCATGAGATCTTGATAATGAATTAGAGCCCAGGAAAGTGCCCTCCGAGAGGTTGGGTGTACCCCCTTTCTATTGGGATGTAGAGTTCTATTAATTTAAATGCAAAACTTCTTTACAGTAGCCCTACCACTTTTGGTATCGGTTACAACCAGTACGGCAACACTGCCTAAAGTGTTTCCTCCTCCCCCTGTGAATGGTCCTCAACCATTTTCAATTATTCAAGAGGAGCCTACATCAAAGACAGCAATCCGCGAGGTTGCACCAGAAAAGCCAAAAGAAAAAAGGCTAATTTGTAAAGGGTGTAATGAAAATGAAAATGTTGCCCTGAA